ATACTATAGATATCTTAAATGCCGAACTTGAGAAACTCAAAAAATCAAAAAGAGGGGCAAAAGTAGAAGAAGATTTTATATAAATAATAAAAACTCTTATATAAGAGTTTCTATGGTAGATACCAACAATTAGAGGATGAATGGCAGCACCTATTATTAAAATCAAGAGATCATCTGTTGCTGGAAAAAAACCAACATTAAATGATTTACCTTTAGGAGAATTAGCACTTAATACTTATGATGCAGAACTCTATACCAGAAGAGAAAGAAGTGGTATAGGAACTGATGTTGTAAGTCTTGGTGCCGGTACAACAGTTACAAATATTCTGTATGTTACGAAAGATGGAAGTGATACAAACACAGGAAGAAAACTTGGAGACGCAAAAGCAACAATCGCAGGAGCAATCGCAACAGCAGGAGCAGGAACTGTTATTAAAGTTAGTGCTGGATCTTATGTAGAAAATAATCCTATAACAATTCCAGAACAAGTAAGTATTATTGGTGATAGTTTAAGAGAAGTATCAGTATCACCACAGAATGCAAATGAAGATTTGTTTTATGTTGCAAATGGTGATTATATTGCAGAAATGTCCTTTACTGGGTCATTAAATTCTGGTAAGGCAATCGTTGCTTTTAATCCAGTAAATGTTGGATATTTTAATGCTTCTCCATATGTACAGAACTGTACGAATTTTATTCCAAATAGTATTGGAATGAAGATTGATGGTTCCAAGGCAATAGGACCAACAAAGTCTATGGTTGTTGATTCTTATACACAATATAATCAAGGTGGTATTGGAGTCTCAATTACAAATGAAGGATATGCACAGTTAGTTTCACTTTTCACTATCTGTAATGAGACTGCGATTTTCTGTGGTTCTGGTTCTGCTTGTGATTTAACGAACTCTAACTCATCATTTGGTAATTATGGATTAGTTGCCGATGGTGTTGGCCCAAAAAAATATACTGGAATTATTACAACTGTCGCAGCAGCCGATAGTGATACTTTTATTTTAGATTTAAATGTTCCAACACTGAATGTAAGTAGTGCTCTTTATGATAATGTGAGTGGAATTGTTACGGTCACTACATCTTCAAATCACAACTTTAATGTTGGAATGGGTGTAACAATTTCTGGATTAAAATTTAATTGCAATTCAGGGAACACAGTTACTAATTATAATATTAGTACCGCAAATTATACTAGTACGACTGGTATTTTAACAGTAACGACATCTACTAATCACAATTTTACTGTTGGGATTAGTGTTACGATGTCTAATTTGGTATTTTCTTGTAATTCTGGTGGTGGTATATCTACGGCATATTTTCCACCAGCACCGGGGGATAATAATGGAGACTCAAATTATATTTTCGATGTAATATCATTACCGGCATCTAATCAATTTGTCGTAAATGTAGGAACATCTACAATTACTCATAGTTATGTGAATGGTGGTGTAGTTTCAATTAGCACGATTGCAAATTTCCCTTCTGGAGATTATGGATATATCTTTGAGGTTGCTGCTATTGGTGCCGCAAATAGTTTCTCCGCTTATGTTGGAGTTTCTACACTTTCGCATACCTATAATTCTGGTGGAACTGTTAAAATAAATACCACAAGACCTTATGACGGTCAGGTAGTGTATTTTGATGAACTTTATTATACTGTTGGTGGTGTGACTGTTGGTTCTGGTGGAACTGGTTATACTGAAAATGTGGACATTACTTTTAGTGATCCAAGTGAACCTTGGGGAGTTTCTGCAACTGCCGTAGGTGAAGTTACAAATGGTTCTGTGACTTCTATAGAAATGGTTTCTAATGGAAGAGGATACACAGGAATACCAACAGTAACTTTTGCATCACCAAACTCTGGAATTAATACTGCAACAGGAACTGCAAATCTAATTCCAACTTACTATTCTATATTAAGATCAACACCAATATCTGGTGGTATTTGTACGATTACGGTGAATGATAATGTTCCTTATGTAGTCGGTCTTGGTTCAACTGTTCCTTTCTTTAAGCAAAGTCGGGTATTAGCATCAGGACATTCTTTGGAATACATTGGTTCTGGAACTAATATTGATAGTGCTCTTCCTAATCAAGGTGGGGTTACGATTCAAGATAATGAGATTGATATGAGAAATGGTGGTCTGGTTGTATTCACATCAACAGACCAATCAGGTAATTTTCGTATTGGTGATGGTGTTGTGATTAATCAACAAACCGGAACTATTTCTGGTACTTTTTATTCTAAGAGTTTATTCTCTGCGATGACACCATTCATACTCGCATTAGGAGGAGATTAAAAAAATGGCATTAGCACTTAATATATTTAAAACAATTACGGCAGTTGTATCAACAAGCCCAACCGCAGTATATACTGCACCTGTTGGTTATACTGGTGTTGTTCTTTTGGCTCAAGTCGCAAATATTGGGGCATCTTCGCATGATGTTTCATTATCACATCGAAGAAGTGTAGTTGGAGTAGCAGTTACCACAGAAATGTTAAAACAATATCCAATCTCGGCAAATGATACTGCAAATATTCTTCCCGGAAAGTTAGTCTTGGAAAGTGGAGATAATTTAGTATTATCTGGTAGTAATGCATCAAATTTAAAGTTCATTGGTAGTATTCTAGAAACACTTAACTAAAATGGCAAAGTATATCAGTAATCGTCAACAAAATCTTAAGATCGGTATTGTTTCTTATACCGAAGATAAAACAGTACTTGAGGTTACTGGTAAGGTTGGTATTGGAACCACGAATGCAACATCAAAACTTTGGGTTGATGGTGATGGATATTTTGTTGGAGTATTATCTTCCACCAAATTTGTTGGTGGATCTATTAGTGGTACTAGTGTAGTAGGAACATCATTAAGTATCTCTGGTATCAGCACTTTAGGAATTACATCAACAACTAATCTAACTTCACAACAGTTAAATGTTTCTGGTATCAGCACTTTAGGTGTTACATCAGCAACCAACTTAACATCACAACAGTTAAATGTTTCTGGTATTTCTACATTCACTAATGGTTCAGTTCTTATAGGTGGAGGAACAGAAACAGGAACAAGATCACAAAGACTTCAAATTGTTGGTGGCGCATATGTTTCTGGTTCTGTTGGATTAGGAACCACAAATCCAACATCAAAACTACATGTTGTTGGTAGTGGAAATTTTATTGGTAGTGTTACTGCTTCTGATGGATTCTATGTTAATGGATCATTAATTGGTGGTTCTATCTCTGGTACTGCTTTAGTAGGTACTGCACTAAGTATTTCTGGTATCAGTACTTTAGGAGTTACTAGTACTACTAATCTAACATCACAACAATTAAATGTTTCTGGTATCAGTACATTAGGTGTTACTAGTACAACCAACTTAACATCACAAACTTTAAATGTATCAGGTATCAGTACTTTAGGTGTTACCAGTACTACTGATCTAACTTCACAACAGTTAAATGTATCAGGTATAACAACTCTTGGTGTTACATCAACAACTAATCTAACTTCACAACAGTTAAATGTATCAGGTATCAGTACTTTAGGTGTTACTAGTACAACCAACTTAACATCACAACAACTTAATGTTTCTGGTATCAGCACTTTAGGTGTTACTAGTACAACCAACTTAACATCACAACAGTTAAATATAAGTGGTATCAGTACTTTAGGTGTTACTAGTACTACTAATCTAACTTCTCAACAGTTAAATGTATCAGGTATTTCTACATTCTCTAATGTTGTAAGTTTTAGTAATAATAACATAATAATTGGTGATACTAATACTGGATGTTCTATTACTTCTGGTACTCATAACTTCTTTGCTGGTTCTCAAGCAGGAAGATCTAATACCTCTGGACAATATAATAACTTCTTTGGTCAATGTACAGGAAGAAATAATACCTCTGGAACTGGTAATAATTTCTTGGGGAATTATGCAGGAAAAAATAATACCTCTGGAACTGATAATAATTTCTTTGGTACAGGTGCTGGAACTCAGAATGCCACTGGAGACTCTAATAACTTTATTGGTAAATCTGCAGGATATTGGAATACTACTGGATCTTGTAATAATTTCTTAGGACGATTTGCAGGAAGATATAACACCACTGGATCTTTTAATAACTTCTTAGGATTTGAGGGGGGATATTGTAATACTACTGGATGTAACAATAACTTCTTTGGACGTTGTGCAGGACACCGCAACACCACTGGATGTAACAATAACTTCTTAGGTAATAGGGCAGGATTTGCAAACACCACTGGAAGGTATAATAATTTCTTTGGTGCTTATGCAGGATGTACTCAAACCTCTGGTGATAGAAATATTGCATTTGGTTTTAATGTTCAATTACCAAATACCACTGGTTCTGATCAATTAAATATTGGTTCTGACACAAATTCTTGGATTTCTGGTAATAGTTCCTTTAATGTTGGTATTGGAACCACAAATCCAACAATGAAACTTTGGGTTAATGGTAGTGGAAATTTTATTGGTAGTGTTACTTCTTCTGATGGGTTTTATGTTAATGGTTCATTGATTGGTGGTTCTATCTCTGGTACTGATATTGTAGGTACTTCTTTAAGTATCTCTGGTATCAGTACTTTAGGTGTTACCAGTACAACCAATCTAACTTCACAACAGTTAAATGTATCAGGTATAACAACTCTTGGTGTTACAAGTACTACAAATTTAACATCACAAACTTTAAATATAAGTGGTATTTCTACATTAGGTGTTACATCAACAACTGATTTAACTTCTCAACAGTTAAATGTA